ACCAGAGTCTCCTTCTTGGTTTTCACCAGAGTCTCCTTCTTGGTTTTCACCAGAGTCTCCTTCTTGGTTTTCACCAGAGTCTCCTTCTTGGTTTTCACCAGAGTCTGAATTATTTGGGTCAACTACTTCTATAGGAGCTACGTTAATACCTCCAGCAAAACCCGGAGTTCCTGTCTGTTTATGAGTTTTGTTGTTTATGGTAGTGCCGTCTGATAACTTTATGTCTTTACCCAAGGCAAAGTCTGCTTGTTGTATCACGTCTAACCAAACCCAGTCAGAAGCGTCTACTTGAGGAATAATGTCTTCCCCTACATCTACACTAAAGTCATCTCCTTCTAGCAAATCTCCATCGCCATTTATCAATTCATCAGAATCTTGAGCATCAATAGCTTCCCTGTTTGACTCTACTTGAGCCGCCATACCTTCAGGGTCTTCATCAAAAAGACGAGCATCGTTGGCCGTTATCTCGCCGTCTCCGTCTAAATCATAAGCTAAGTCGATGTCCATCAGCCCGACAGACATTTTAGTAATGTCCGACGTAGTAGGGTTAACTACAGGGTCAACTGTAGGAGTCTCTTCTTCGTCTACTTCTTCGTCTACTTCTTCGTCTACTTTATCAAGGTTACTGGCATCGTTTCTTCCTACCCACTGTTGATAGTCTTCTAAAGCTTTTTTTAACTCTGTTATAATTTCAGGGTCTGTTACTGTTTTTAAGGCTTCTTCAGCTACACGTGCCCTTTCTGCTTGTCTTTCGTCTTCTCTTTTTTCCCAAGCTTCAAAAGACGCTACTGTCCGTAGCAAAGCCAAAGCAGCAGGAGTTGCTGCTCCGTAGTCTGGACCTCTAAAGAGACCATTGAACCACTGGTCAGGACCACCTATCCCAAGATTTATCTCAGGGAGATTGTTAAGCAAATTAGTAAACGTAGACATTACTTAGACACCCCCGCTTTCTTCTCGTAGGTCCTCATAGCGCCTAACCCAAGCATACCCATTAGCACAGGCATCATGGTTTCCAAAGGCACTAGAGGTATTACGATGTCGTACTCAAACAGAGCCAGAACAAAGTTGCTAAACGGGATGGTGATGAAGTTACCAAACATACCTAAGCCACAGGTCCAACCAATGAAAGGTCTCCAGCCTGCCACAAATAATGACTTGTGTGCTGCTTCTACTTTGTTAACCTCAAGCTGACCCTTAGCAAGCTCCTGAGCATGATTCTGAGCCATTGTAGCGACTTCATGCGCCAGCTTGACCTTAGTATCAGCATCAGGTATAAACTTGTCCAGCAAGCTTGTGACAGGTCCTATGAGCTTATCAATCATTCTTTTTATTCCACAAGTCAAACAAAGTCTTAACTTTCTCTTCCACCACGTCCATACGAGACATGAGTTTACCTAGTGTTAACACAAGGACAACAAAGCCTACAAAGATAGGCCAGATGGAACCAATTAAGTCAACGTATTCCATTGTTAATCTCTGTTGCTGAACCAGCCTTTCACAGTGTCAGTCTCAGCTATCCTAATTATTGTCCATACAATGCTTAAAGCAGCAGCCACAGCAGGTAGCCAGCCCATAAGAGTTGACACTGTAGTTGTCACTGCTAGTACGTCTACTGCTACTTTAGCTTGTTCTTCCATTGTTGTTTATCCTTATTTAAGACGCTGTGTATCCATTGCCGGCGCTAATCGCTGCGTCAGTCGCTGTAAAACTTTCGCTACCCCAATCATCTTTAGCTTTCATGATTTCAAGGTGCGCGACATTTCTGTCAACACAATCCTGCCTGTCTGCGGCTTCTTCATCTGCCATCGCATCACCCGCGATTACGTCTGTAATGAGACTAATGCTGTGACCCATTGCCGTGAAGTCTGCGGCACATTCCTCTGCTGTTCTATCTTCGCCCATAGTTTTTATCCTTCTAAGGTTGTGATTCTTGCTGTTAATGATTCAATCAAGGCTTGCTGCTCTTGGATTGCTTTGACTAGGATTGGTACAAACTTGCTGTATCTCAGACCCATCTGCTTGCCGTCATCTGTGTGGCTAGAGACTAGGTTAGTTTTGTTGTCTTTGTTGTAACCTGCGGCAATTTCAAGCGCTTCTACTTCTTGCGCCTTGAAACCTATGTCTAACCAATCTTCTTTGTGAGTTCCGTCTGGTGTTTGTGCAGCGAGGTCGTAGTCTTCAGCAGACTTATCGCCATAATTAGAGCGCTTGTCCCACTTGTAGGTTACAGGTTGCAAGTCTTTAACAAAGTCTAAACCAAGGTCTAGGCTAACAAAGTCTGTCTTGTCTCTTGCATCAGATGCAGCAGTAACGTCTTGTTGGCAATTAAATGTCGAAATGTTCTCATCACCAAGAACGATGATGTTAGAGGCTGTTGTTATATTGCCGCCGGGACTTCCTGTGCGTCCTGCATCTTTCCCAAGAAATAAGTTATTGCCACCGCTTGTTACTGCATCACCTGCAAGACCACCCACGAATGTGTTTTCAACGCCTGTGGTTACTGCCGTACCCGCTTTGTATCCCACCGCAACATTATAAACATCAGTGGCTCCGGTAAAGTTTTGAGCCGCTAAAGCAGACCTGCCTAGCGCAGTAGAATGATTGCCCTTTGTGTCAGACCCTAGCGCGTCATATCCAAATGCCGTGTTTTCAGACCCAGTATTAAGCGCGTCACCTGCAAACGCACCAACCATAGTTTGAAGAGCGCCTTCGGTGTTTGCGCCTAAAGCACTAGCACCGACTGCGGTGTTGTTAGAGGCTGTTGTGTTTGCATCGCCTGCTAGACCACCTATAAATGTATTCTGAACTCCCGTGGTTACTTTGGCTCCTGCTGAATAACCTAGCGCGGTGTTGTTATCACCAGTAGTAATCGCAGTACCTGCTTCATCGCCTACGACAACATTATAATTACCACCGCTTGCAATGCTGTTACCTGCGTTGACACCTGCGCGGAAGTTGCTTGTTCCTGCTGAAGCCGTAATGATATCTGCGCCATCTTCAAAAGTTACGTCTGTCCCAAAGTTTGCAGCACCGTCTACGTCTACAATGTCAAGGTTAGCTGTGCCATCAATATCTATATCGCCTGATATATCCAAAGAAGCGCCTGTTAGGACTCCTGCAACGGTAAGCGTTGAAGCCATATCCACAGCGCCATCAATGTCCACGACATCAAGGTTAGTCGTGCCATCTACGTCTATGTCGCCTGAGATGTCTAGGTTGGTAAAGACTGAAGTACCTGTGGCAGTTATTGTACCTGTGACATCTACATTGGCCTCAGGTTTCAACCCTATCTCAACAACAGCACCCGCTGCGTTCTCTGTGTACAGCCTTCCGTTTTCTGTGTCTACTGCCAGCTCACCTCTTACTATGTCGGAGGCTGCTGGTGCGTCTGACCCATATTTAGTTACAATTGTTGTAGCCATTATTTAATTCCTTTAGTAAGTGCCGCCTGAAAGCGTACCTGTCGTCATGTTGTCTGCGTTTAATGTTGAGTTACTCTGTAAAGCTGAGTCAGCCTTAGTACCCTGTGCTGCTGTAGCGTAGGCTGAAGAAGCGGTAGTTGCTACAGTACCTAGACCTAATGTAGTCCTCGCTGCTGCTGCGTCTGCATCATCAACTAAAGTACCACCAAAGGTTGACACTGCGGAAGCTGCCAAAGCTGCATCTGCTGTAGTACCTTGGGCTGCTGTGGCATATGCACTGGCTGCTGTGGTAGCTACAGTACCTAAGCCTAATGTAGTCCTAGCTGCTGCTGCATTTGCATCGTCAACTAAGGTTCCACCAAAGGTTGAAATTGCAGATGCTGCTACTGCGTCAGTAATGCCGTAGCCACTGAGTGTCGTAGGCTTACCCTGTAGTTCAGCAAAGGTTAGCCCGGAACTTGCGTCAACCCAAGCAGAGCCGTCGTACACCCTCATTACGTCTGTGTTTGAATTGTAGTACAAAGCACCAGTAACTAGGGCATTACCGTCGTTGTCCACAGTGGGGTCAGAAGTCTTACTGCCTAAGTACCTGTCGTCAAAAGAGTCTAGGGCTGCTGCTGCTGACGCTGCACTGCTTGCTGCGGATGTGGCGCTTGACGCTGCCGCTGTTGCACTGTTGCCTGCATTGGTTGCGGAGGTTGAAGCACCGGAGGCTGATGTAGAAGCACCGCTTGCAGAAGACGCAGCCGCTGTAGCAGAGTTGCCAGCATTGGTTGCAGAAGTTGCAGCATTGGTTGCTGATGTCGATGCCTCACTAGCTTTGGTTGTTGCTGTGGACTGACTTGACGCTGCCGCTGTTGCACTTGAGGCTGCTTCAGACGCTTTAGTTGTTGCCGTAGAGGCACTACTGGTAGCACTGGTGGCACTAGAGGCTGCATTGGTTTCTGCAGTTTCAGCATTGGTCTCCGCAGTTTCTGCATTAGTTTCTGCTGTTTCAGCATTGGTCTCCGCAGTTTCAGCAGCGGTTTTAGCTACTACTGCTGCCGCCTGAGCTGTCTCAGCAGCCGTCTTTGCAGTAGCTGCGGCAGTAGCTGAAGTAGCAGCATCTGTGGCTGAACTAGCAGCTTCATTTGCTTTAGTTGAAGCAGTCGAGGCATCAGTGCCAACTTGCGACGCTACAGCGTCTGTAGTTGCGTCACCAGTACCTCCAGTACCTCTAAAGATACCCATAGACTGCTCCAGCTAAAGAAAACAATATAAGAAAAATAGGGGGCCTCGAAAGACCCCCATAGCGTTCATTACTACGCAGAAGGTACTGCGAGAACGAAACCAGCTTCAGGACGATACACCTGAACACCGTACAGGCAATCAGCCGTGTACAGAGTTGACAAGTATTCCTGCTTGTACTGGGTTTGTGAACGTACTGACTGCTGCTCTGCAAGAACAATAGCGTCCTTGTGGAACATAAGTGCTGCACGAGTGTCTACAGAAGCTGCACTGTTCTGAGCTGCAGTTTCGATAGTTGCACAGTTAGCAGAAACGTAAACGTCTACTCCGTACAAGTTACCAATAAGACCAGACTGAACTGCTTGGCCGCCTACGAAGTCAGAAGACACGTAACGGTCAATGCCCATGATGGCGTTTCGAGTAGCGGGTGGGATAATAAGTACACGGCTTTCCATTGGTACGTTATTGTCGTCCAGCTTTTGAATCATATCACGGAAAAAACGGTCAGTAAACTCGTCTCCGGCAACACCGTCAATAGTGTCGTCAGTGTACTGAGTTGTAGTGTTATTGGTGTTCATGAAGCAACCAGTGTGCTGGTAGTCTGTAGGAGCTACAGAAGCAGCAAACACAATGGAACCACCGTCGCCAAAACCAGTACCACAAGAGTGGAGGTCAGAGTCGATTTTAGTAGCCAGAGCGTAGCCAGCGTCTTCAGTGTAGAACTGTCGCAAGCTGTTTAGAGCCTGTACTT